ATTCTCAGAAGTTTGAGAGGCATTTTTACTAGCTAGAGCTGAAGCAGCACTATTTGCTGCCTGAGTAACACTAGAAGTTACCGCAGTTTCACTCCAAGATTTCGTAGCGACATCTTGTGGATTCACCGGGTCAGATACGTTCTTAATTACTTTATTAAGACCATCAAACTTATTGTCAGCAATGTCCACCTGAAGTAACTGAGTGATTGAATCGCTAGACTCTTCAGCAATGTATAGAGACTGTGCTGTAGACATATCTAAGAGCTTCTCAGTTAACGTAGAGCCATCCACAAAGTCTACTAAAGGAGCTGTAGGGGTCTTACGTTTAACCACTACGATAGCGCCTGAGGCTGGAGTGTTAGTTGTGTTAATTGAAGCTGGTGTTACCCATGTGAATGTAGTATCTTCTACACCGTTCACTAATACTTCTACATGGGATTTTGAAAGATAAGGGAAAGTAACTGAGAATAACTTATTACTTCCGTCCCCTAGGTATGAAACACTTGAGAGTGCCATTGAGTTCCTTTGAGATAATTAGAGGGACACCCCTAGGATTAACCTAGAGATGTCTTGTGATTACTACTGAAGGTCTACCCCTAAGTTACTCTTAACGATTTCGTCATTACGAATGTCAATAAAATCCTGACGTTCCATGCCTACATCACCGAATAAAGAGTTTTTCTTAGAGTATTCTTTAGTGCCAATCTTTGAAGCTAGAGGTGTAACACGCTTGTAGTCGTACAAGTCATACTCTTTAGCGTAAGGTCTTTCCTGTCCTTGAGAGAACAATAGTGAATCGTACTGTAGAGCCTTCTTAGCGAGGTCTTTACGCTTGTTATAGATGTCAGATAAGGCGTTATTACGTGCTTCATCGGTCATCTTAGGGTCTTTGTAGTCACTTGATTCCATAACTTCCTCAAGAGAGTCCACTAAGTCCTTACCGTCACTATCTTTAATATGACGAACGAACTGCATGAAGTTCCACTTCTCTACACCGTCCAGTTTCACCCCTTCGATTACCCTAGTGACACCTCCTAGAATGACTTTATTAGGGTCTTTAAGTTGTAATCTACTTAATTCAGCAGCTACAGGGTGGGTATCAGGGATTCTCGATGTTATAGGGTTTAATCCGAAGGCTTCATAGTGTTTAGCCTTGCTTGGATTACCTAATAAATCAGGAACTGGAGGTAAGGTACGTGATAGACCAGGGATTTTGTTTTGGATTTCCTCTAGAGCTGAACTTGCTTCACGTAAGTAAGGGTCTTCAGCCTGTTTGTTAACCCATTTGATAGAGTTACCAGCAGGGAGTAAGTTGCCCGCCACCTTTTGGATGTAATTACCCATAGTGTCATTCTTAGCTGAGTCAAGAATCTGTGCGATACCTTGAGTCCAAGTCTTACTTAAGACGTACTTAGAAGCAACTCCGATAGGAATCGCCATAATCTCTAAGATTCCATCTGCTAGTTCATCGTCAGTTAATTCCTTAGCATTTGCTTCGATATAAGCTTGTACTGTTTCATGAACTGTCGCTGAGAAAAGTAGGAATGAGATTGGATTACCATCTAACCGACCTAGCTGTGTCTGTTCACCTGTCTCTTGGTCTACGTAAGATTGTTGGTCTACACCTAACTGAGTTAAATTACGTTGTGCTGCGAAGCTTTCAGTAATAGCTCCTTTTAGATAGCCTCCACTCGCTAGTGCAAGACCAGCAGTTAAGTACATAGTACCTAAACCAATCTGCGCTTCAGCTAAATCAGCCCTAGCGCCTCCAGCAGCCAACTCACCTAACATATAGTCAGATTGACCAGCCAGTGCGGGTGTTCTACGAGCCATGTATTTAATCAAATTCACAGGTGTCTTGATAAACGGAGCAGCAATGTAAGACCCCGGAATCATACGGAACCCTTCGATTAACTTCTGACCGCCTTCACCAAAAGCTTCAGTGAATGTACTACGCTCGGCTGACTCTTGGGCTTTCATAGAGATACCGTAGTAAGGCTCCCCGACTTTAGCGGTTGAAGCACCTAGTTCAATCTCACGGATTTTCGCTAGATACTCAGGAGTGCCAGCTTTTAGGCCAACTTTCTGAGCTTCTCGTTGAGCTAACGCTGAGAGTTCCCCACGGTAGAACATTGATTTAAAGAACTCGTCAGAAGCCATAAGAGACCTAGTGCCTCCCGGAATACTTCTTAAGACTGTTCCTGCTAAATCAATCCCTTTACCTAGCTTCTGCATTAAAGGCGCGTCACCATCCTTAATACCAAAGGAAGCGCCACTAAAGGCTGTCGTATGATTAGTCTCTAGAAACTTACCTTCAGCACCCATTACAGGAGAGTTAGTTCGCCATGATTGAGCGAAAGCCATAACACCCTCAGAGACGCCTTTAGCAAGTCCTAGAGCGTAATTATTAGCTTCCCTGAAGGATAGCTCACCTGAACCTGTTACTTGGCTTTTAACAGCCCCTGCGTATCGTTCCACAATAGCTCCACCCATAGATAAACTATTAGATAACGCATTGACTACGAACGTAGGTGGAGAGAATAAAGCATTGATATACACTTCAGTTGCAGCGTCTTTCCAGTTAGGAGCGTTAGCTGCTTTAGCCATCTGAGTGATACTTACAGAGTCAGGTAGTTGACCTACCATTTCAGCTAATTTATCCCAATCAGATTTACCTAAGCTATCTTGAATTGAAGTAATAGCACTAGCCATTTTAGAGCCAGTAGTAGGACGTTGCATAGCCTTCATAGCCCTAGCAATTTCAGCTTTATTATTAGAAACCATAGCATCAATCACTGTGAGTTTCTTAAAGGCATCTTTAAATTCTGCTGTAGTAACTTCTGAAGGTGCAGCCTTAACAATGTTAGCTAACTCTTTCACCTTATAAGCTACGGCTGCTCTAGTTTCTTCAGCTTTAATCACGAATGAATCTAAGCCTTCAACCCTAGCAGCAGCTTCAGGGATTGCGTCAGGAGATAACTTACCAGCAGCTTTAGCAGCCTCTGTCCAACCTCTGACGTGCTTACCGATTGCCATATCTTTAACCTGAGCGAACCCTTCAATCATATCTCTGATACCTTCTTCGGTATTTAGATACTTAAGGTTTACTAAGCCACTAGCTTTACTAGCAGCTCCCTCATAGTTTCCGTCTAGGTAATCTGTAGCGAAAGCTTTTTGAGTAGCTTCATCGGGAATTGTGATCGTTGGTTCTTTTAGAGTGAAGCGAGGTTTCTCTATAGAGTCATCTAGAGTCACATCCACTTTAGCGCCAGTAGCTGGGTCAGTCATATAAGAGACTGTTGCTTGGGAAGGAGGTACTAAACCATTCTCTTCAGCATAGACAGCTTTAGTCTTCTTATAGGCTCCTAACATTGCTATGAAAGGCTCTAATACCTTACCTACAATATAGCCTTCAGCAGTTTGTTTAACCCTAGCTAACAACTCAGGGTCATCTCCGTCAGCTTTCAGCCATTGAGTCATAGCGTTATCCATACCGGGAATCCCTGACTTCACAGCCATGTTGCTTAAGCGTTCTTCGTACGGATTAAACACTGAGAGGTCTGCTACAGCTCCCGCAGTACCTACCCCGACACCTGTCTTAAGTGTCTGAGCAGCTTTACCTACGCTACTGATAGCTTTAATACCCTTGACAGCCTTCAGAGCCGGAAGGAAACCTACCATGAACTGAGTGGCTGACTTAGTGATATTGCCTACTACACTCGTAGGAGCCTTAAGACCCACTGAAGCTAAGTCTTCACCAGTAACTCTAGGAGAATACTCTTCAGCTAACTTAGTGAAGTAGTCAGGGTCTTGTATCCATGAATCAGGCTGCATGGAGTTACCAAGGAAGTCAGCAATATTAGCTATGGTATGGTTGATTTCAGTACCAGCGTTAATAACACCGTTAGCTACTCCATAACCTATATCCTTAGCGTACCCTGCTACACCTTCTACAGTGTCACCAGTAGATTCCACTGGAGGAACTTTAGGTGTTCCATCGTCATTCAATGTTCCGTCATCAGGAATACGTTTAGCTGTCACTTCAATATCAGGCAATGCTAGTGCGGTATCTTGCGAACCCTCAATAGCAGCCATATCAGCAAGAAAAGCTTCATCACTTTGAGGTGTTACCGCCTTAATGTACTCATTACTTACGTCATCTGTCATTATTTAGTGCTTTCATGTTGTTTTAATGACTGTCGAGCCTGTGCTTCAGCCTTAGCTTTGCGTTGAATCATAAGTAAATCTTTAGGACTCATAGGAGCGACTGTCTTGTTTTTAACATCCTCCAAGTAAGCCTTCGGATTGGAGTTGTAGTAAGTTACTGGATTGGCTCTTTTGAGGTCTAGAGCATCAATTTTCTTATTAGCATCAGCTAATGTTCTATTAGCGAGCCCTGCCTCTTTAAGTAACTTAACGCCCATCTCAGCACCTTGAGCAGCAGCGTCTTTAGGAGCTACTCCTGAATCTACAAGGTCTTCAATAAGGTCTAGAACACGCGCCTTAACAGCATTAGCGTTACTACGCGCCTCTTCACCGTCTTTAGTCATGTTATAAGGAGAATAACCAGCGTTGACTTCAATCTCTTTTAGAGCTTGCTTAACAAAAGGATTGGATGGGAGTGGTTTCTCTTTATCAGCTCTGTTACTAGCAGCTTCTTTCTTAGACATTAACTTATCGAAAGCTGACTGAGAGATGTCTCCTACGTTATACGCCTGAGCGATACGACTAACACTCGCATCCCCTAGTCGTAACCTCACGTAGTTATCAGCTTGGTACTGAGTCTCTTGCTTCTTATCAATACCTGTTAGAGCTGTACTAACTGCACGAATAATTGAATCCTGAATTGGAATACCAGCTTCAGATTTCTTTCGTAAGTCTTCATTGATAGCTCTGAGTTTCTCAGCTCTTACCGTAGGGTCTGCGAAGGAGTTTGCATCTGTGATAGCGAACAACACCTGATTACCAATTACATCAGCAGCGTTCTTAAGAGCTTTCTCATTCTCAGTTTCTGTCTTATTACGAGCAGATACTTTAGCGGCTAGGATTTGACGTACATCAGCATCAATCTTATCTTTCCACTTAGGAATCTCGTAGAGACCCGGTGTTTTATCTGAGTGAGGTTGCTTAAAGATTTTCACTAGCGAGGTGTCCCCTGTCTCTTCCATTTTAGAGAGAACAGCTTGGTAAGCTAACTCGTCTAGTTGACTGTTAGTTTTACCGGGGAATTGAGCTTTAAGATTATCTCTACGAGCTTCATAGGTTGAAACACTGTAGTCCTGCCCTGCCCCCATCACATCGTTAATGTCGTGTCCAAACATACGGGTTAACTCTGCGTTATTTAAAGACTCCTGAAGGTCAGCTTTAAACTGTCCTTGAGTAGCTCTAATTTTCTCCATAGTCTTACCAGCAAGTGGTGTGAACTTCTGCATATAGGTTTCTGACTTATCCTTGAAGGGGTTAGTCTCCCACTGCTTCTTAAGAAAATCGTCTAGATCGCCAGCTTGTTTATCGAAAGATTGGTCATACTCTTGTAGAACCTTCTGATTCCAATCAGTCCAATCATTAACAGCTTTAACAGAGTCATAGCCATACTGCTCCATCTCACCTTTAGGAACTGGTGCACCTGTTTGAGCTGCTCGTTTACCTACCTCAGCAGCAGTTACTTTAGCTTCAGTCTGTCTTTCGGTAGCCCATTGGAGTAATTCAGGTTTAACAGCTCCTAGTGCTTCGGTGAGTTGTGCTAAACCAGTTTCTTTAGGAGCCTCATAGATTCTCAAGGGGTCAGCAGTAACCCTAAGTCGTCTAGAGTCCCCTGTCTGATACTTACTTGTGTCTTCGATAGTATTGATTACTTGTCGTTGACCGTTATTAAACTGTTGCTCTCTAGCCATTAGACTTTCGCTTTCGCTGCTTTAGTGGAGGCTGCTTGATATTTAGCGTATTCACCACCAATCTGTAAACCAGTTTGTAGTAATGACGGAGCATTAGCAGCAGCTTGGTTGTTATTAGATTGACCACTAGCCTGAGCCTGTCTATTGCTATAGTTAGTTTGCGTTTGATTGTTTAAACGATTCTTCTCAAGAGAGGCAATGTCAGTACCTTCCTGCATGAAAGAGTCAGCCAATAGACGGTCTGAAGATAATCCTAGCGCACCACTCTCACCAGCAATCGTAGCTAACTTAGCCCGTTCTAACTGACCTTGCTTAGTACGCTCAGACTTATCTAGTGCTGACTGTTCGTTAATCTGTTGTTGTCTTACGTTGTTCTGCTCATAGGAGAGAGCAGTAGCTTTATTAGAAGCATCAGCTTGACGTTCTGCTGTCTGAGTGCCACTGATATAGGAAGCACCATCAGAGACAGCAGAAATCGCAAGCATAGCTGTTGTAGGGTCACACATTAATTTTTCCTTGTATATGTAAAGGGATGAAAGGACACCCCATTTAATGTATAGGTGTGTGTCTTGTCTAATTGAAAACCTAACCAAGTTAGCCAGTTATGGGCTTTTGTATTCGATACTGACACGTAGTTAAAAGAGTACGGGAAGTCATCTGTGAGTTCCTTCACATACTCTTTACATTGCCTAATGAATTTTCTACATGATTTATCGAAGAGTAAGTCCGAAGTCAACATCCAAGGGATTCCCCCTAGGTGACTCTCACGGACTCCAAAGATAGCAATACAGCCTATCCCCTCCTCAATAACTGAGAAGCTCTTATAGGAAACCTCTACGCTTTCATATAAAGATTCCCCTATAGGAGCGTTAGGACGGGACGCTAATACTTCTTTAACGTCCTCTCCTCTTAGTCGTGTAGCTAGTTCTAAGCAATCCTGCCTAGTGCTGTTACGTCTTACATACGCCATTACAGGTGTTTAGAAGGAGCTGTTAACACGCCTTCCCACTCAGCAGCTTGAATTGTTGAAGGAAGTACGGAATCATTTAGAATAGTGATTGAGGACTTAGTGCTTTCCCCCATCACTGGCACTCTAAACTTCCCTGTACCAATAGAGATGTCCCCTAGAGTAGTGCCAGTGTCCCCTAGCGTTTTTCCTGTGTATGTATAGGTGTATAACCCACGACCATCAGGCACTACCTCTACTTTGAAATAACCTGTAGTGTCATAGAGAACCTCGAAGTTCTTAAGCTTAATCTTATAGTGGACTACAGCAATCTTCTGTTCATCCTTAAATACAACGGGAGAGAACGTATAACGAAGTGTGTAAGGTCTCCCAATATAAGACACCCCTGCTGAGTAATTCCCGACTAACCGCAAAGTGTATGCGGAAGGTGACGTAGGTGTTCTTACTGTCCCTCGCTGTCCTGTAAAGGATTCCCCTAGAGTAATTCTAAAGGTTGCATCTACAGGGTACGGAAGTGTCCATGTTGTCCAGCCATTAGCTGAATTATAAACACCAGTTGAGGCTACTTTCTGATCTAACAACACCCGTAAACCTAGCGAACCATCCGTAACGTCTTGTAAATCCATAGCCTCTAGATATGTACCATCACTACGTTTAACTGTTAGGTATAACTTAGTGTTAATAAAGTCAGCATCTAGAATTACTGCGCCACTATCAATAGTGAATTTAGACCATGAAGACTGTACTTTTTCATCAGGTGAACTCCAGTAATACCGATAGACGTATAGTGTGTTTCTCTCGTCTTTAGATAAGGCAATCACTAGGTTGTCTAGATTACTTGAAGCTAACTTATAGAGATTCTTAGGAATATACTTAGGGATATGCGCTGTAATGTCTGAGGCGTCATTAGTGTAAGTAAGGGGCTGTACTAGGTACTCTTTGATCCCTGAGTAATTACCTTTAGTTACACCGAAGAAAATACTTGTACCTGAGCTTGTAGGTTTAGCTGCTGCCTCAATAACAAACTCTGTAGTCACGTTAATAACTGCTGTCTTAGGAGATAGGATGTCCTTAGCAGTTAATTGAAACTGTGCTTGGTCAGCGAACAGCATCAAGGAGGTATTGAAAGCTAAAGCGTGTCGTAAGACAGCTACTTTAGTATGACTCACAGAGACATCTACAGGGTCTGTATCTAGTACCAATGTCACAGTCTCAGGGAAGAAGTTAAAGAAACTACCAGCCCTACTAAAGATTACATTTTCATCAGCGATAAACCCTAACCTATTTCTATGAAAGAACACATCTGCTAACTTTTTACCAATGAATGAGGGAAAAGACGCTGAAGTGTCATCACCGATTAAACGGTCAGCCCATACGTTTTTACTACAAGTGAAACTGCCTCCCCCGTTATTAACTAACCTGAAAGGCATTGTTAAAGCATTAAACTGTGTGAGTACACCGGGCTTGATAGTTTCACGCCAAGTGCCTGAGCCATCCCATTTAACATAGTAATTATCAAAAGCATTAGTACCAGTACCAGCAATCTCCCACACATCGCCTACTGCTTGGCCTGTAGTTGGTAAGTCTACGAATTGTTGCTTAGAACCTTTAAGAGTACCTCCTGCTACAGTAGCTGCTTTAGCAACCGTAACCGTCTTGTTAACGATAAAGGTATAGTCAGCTACAGTTACACAAGCGAAACTAGAAGAAGGGTCTGAAGCGTTTAGATAGGTTTTCCCATCAGGGAAACTTACCGTCTGTTCTACCCCTGTAATACTGTAGACCTTTAGATCACCGTTAGTGATTAAAACTTTAAATTGCTCTGTAGAGTCTCGGTTGATTGTGTGTACGAAAGTGTCTGTAAGAGTAGCTGTACTTAACTTTGCTACGTGGTCAGTATTTGGTCTCTTAGATAGTCCGTAGACGACTGAAGATAATCCATTGATTTGTTCTGAAGATTGGGAGGGTAATCTAAGAGATGGGGGCTGCTGACTAACCCCGTTATAAAGGTTCGGGATAGAGCGATTGACTAATCCCATTAGTTACCTTGAGATAATCTGAAAGACATCATAGTTATCCGCTAAGTTGTAATCCCGGGCAGAAGCTTCAAAGTCTTCTAACTGAGCTTTAGCCATTGTTTCTTCTACTGCTGTGTATTTCTCTGTAGCTTCGTCCCCCTGAACTCTTCGCTGGAATCTACGGGCTGCTAAGATTGCAATGTATTGTCTGGCGGGTTGAGGTAAGTCTGTCCAAGGAAGGAAAAATACAATGTCTACCCGGAGTGATTTATTAAAGGTGTACGTGTGATTCTTACGGTCATACAAGCGATTACCGCGCATCACAACGTCATGTTGGTTGTCTATATCACTTACGTCTAATGACAAAGTGTTGGAAGGGAAGACTAAGTTGTAGTCTAGGTTTAAAGCTAAAGGGTATTCTTCTTCATAGTTGAAGTGCCACCCTACTGTCTGCACCTCTCTACTTGCATCGTAGAGAAACTGTAGTGCCATTGAGATATGTAAGTCACCTGTAGTAACTAAAGACGAAACCGGAGATTCACCTACAGTTTCTAGCATTAGGTTTACTGCTTCTAGCTCACTCATTGGCTCGTATGTATTTGCCACAAGGGTTCCTTAAAATGAAAAAAAGCCAACCCAAGGTTTCCCTAAGATTGGCTTTCATTTGTTACTAATTAACTACTAAGATGTTTTCAACTCTACAGCACACTCACTGCGTAAGATACCGTGACCAACCGCGTATTTACTCACGATTAATGTACCTTGACGACGGATGTCATAATCTGACTCAGTAGCCAAGTCCAATAACTTAACAGTACCGATAGCTGACTTGTGCATTACAAGACCTACAGTTGTCGCAAAGTTACCTTGGTAAGCTGTTACGCCAGTTGTTACGTTAGTGTTAGGTAAAGCGTTAGTCTTAACAACTTCGATACCAGCTACTTTCAACACAGTACCGTCAGAGATTGCGCCTTGACCACCGTACCATTGGTTAATCACAGTTGTATTCTGTGCTAACAAGTAGTATTGAGCAGGGCGTAAGAATACATTACGTTCTTTACCTACGTTCTTCTCGTCAAGAGTTTGAGCAGCAGTAAACAAACCTGAAGCTAATAAAGTTGAATCTGTGCCGTAGCCAGCGTTAGTCAACACTGAACCACCCGGAGCACCTGTGATTGGAGAAGCACCACGAGCAGCTAACACACCTACTTGCGCTAAGTTCTTATCCATTGTTTCAGCTAGAACCTTACCAGCTTCCTCAGAGTAAACTGAGCGAACGTCATAGTGATTCTTCGCTTCGTCAATACGAGCGATAAATACTTGAGCTACTAACAAGTCATCAATAGTGATAACACGTTCAGCAGCAGCGATTGGAGTACCATTCAATTCAGTACCCGGTGTGTGATACGCAGCAGTTACAGTACCAGTAACAGGGAATTGAGCAGAACGACCATTAGAAATAGTACGAACCATTGAACGGTCTAAGAACACGTTGTCACGGTGGAAAGCAGTTAATACTTCACCTGAGAAAACTTTAAGGAATAAAGCTTGGTCGTCACCTGCTAAGTTGACTTGACCTAAACGTGAAGGAACAGCATTTGCCATATTTTGTAAATCCTTTGAAATGAGATGTGAACCAAGGGCGGTTCGAAGGGAAGTCATTTCAGTTGCTTACTACTAGCTCACACAGAGTTATCTCCCTCGGGAGGCTAAGGCTGCTTTGCGTATCGCTACTGTCGTAACGGGTACTACAAGAGAATCTATCAAAGCAAGTCTCTTAGCGTTGCACTAGGAGGGGATTGATAGATTTTAAAACTTGATGCCTATAATGAGCCGTAACTAGAACCTACAAGGAGGGGAAGTAAACGGCTCAGGCTAAAACTAGAAAATATTACTATTAGCTAACTTAGATTCAACTTTAGATCGGAAAGCAGGGTCTGATTTATACTTAGGGTCATTCATATCAGCCATCATCTCTTGTCGAGATTGATAAGAACCATCGCCAGTTTTACTATTAGTTGTCTTAGTGATTAAGTTGGCTGAAGCATTACCTGACTCTGAGTTGTATAGTGACCACATACCTTTAACAGCAGCTTCACGTACTTTAGAGTCTTTAGAATTAACCGCTACGTTGTAGTCAGCAATCTCTTCAGAGCTTAGGTTAGCCTTGGCATATTCAACCATTGCTTTGTAACCGTCAGCACCTTCAGTAATGCTATAAGCTTGCGCTCGTAGCACTTCAGCTTGAGCTTGCTTACCTTCAATGTAGTCAGCTACAACTTCTTTACTAATACCCGCTTTCGCTAAGGCTTCGTAAGACTCTTCAGATAACTCTCCTGACTCTGCGTACTCTTTAGAAAGAGCTGACATATCAAGACCCGCATCGGTGACAGCTTTATTTGCTGCATCTTCATCCGCTGGTTTATCTTCAGTTGTCTTAGCGTCTACCTTAGGAGCTTCTTTAGGAGGCTCTGCTGGTTTACCTTTAGACTTCTCTAGTTCTACATAGCTTTTCGCTAATGCTGTATAGTCCACAACACCTGTCTCAGCGTTGTAGAACTTATCAGGGATACCTTCAGGTTTTGCTGGAATCTCTGCTGGAGCTTCGGGTTCAACACCGCCATTTACAGCCGCAGAGCCTTTAGCAGCCATAGCAGCGATATACTCAGGAGACTCCGTAGAGTCCACTGGTTTTACTTCAAGGGTTTCTGCCATAGTTTAGTAGTGTGTAATCACAGTACCGTTAGCCAGTGTTACTTCTGAGCCTGACTTAACACCTTCTAGATTAACTGTAGGAAGACTTTCAGTTACCTCAGGTGTTTCTGCTGGAGTCACTACTGGAGCTGTTTCTACAGTTGTTTCTTTAGTTACAGGGGCTTTTGCCATAAATGTTTCCTTGTTAGTTATTGGGGAACAGGAGCTTGTTGTTGAGCAGCCATATCAGTCATTCCTTTTATAGCGTTCGGAATTGCTGCTTGAGCCATTTGAGCTGCTTGAGCTTGCTGTTCTTTTTGTTCTACTTCTTGCTGAGTCTTGATAAGGTTCTTAGTGTCAATCTGAAGTGCTGACGCTCTACGTTTAAAGTATTCATCTACACTCAGGAATTTAGCTAACACTTCCTGACCTAACACTTGACCTGACGAAGTGATAAACATATCTAATCTTTGCAAGTCTGAAGTACGTCCAAGGGCTTCCATACCAGTAGTGATAGTTGGTTTAACCATCCCTTTAGGAAGTGCTGGAATCTTTCCTTGACGTTGCATACGAGTCATCAAAAGAGAAACTAGCGGTAACTGAAGTTCCTGAGCTAACACACTATAGATACCACCAAGGGCATCTTCTAGTTCACTAGCCATGTAACGGATTTCTTCTGCTGTTACCCTATCACCTTTACGCTGTACTGCGGAGTTCAACATGAAAGCATAAGATAATCGCTCAGTAATTCCCTGTGCGACTTCCATAGCTACCCTGAAGTCCCCTTGCTTATCTGTCCGTAACATCGTGACATCTGCTGCATTACCTTCAACTACTGCAAGGTTCTGAGCTTCAGCTACTGTACGTTTACGTGTAGTCCCATTAGGGCTTACAAAGATAAGTAATTTAGCAGCAGCAGCAGAGGCTTCTACGATTGCCTTAGTGAGTCCCTCAAGTGACTTTAGATCACCTAAGTATTCCTCAACATAAGAACGACCATAATCCTCATTGTCTACTGAGATTAACCGTAGAGCCATCCAAGGATTCTTATCTTTTGGGTAGGATGTCTTAGTGGACTCAATGATTACTCCATTGATTTCTTGACTTACATCCCAACGACCTTTGTCATTGAGTTGTACCATTGTGTAGACTTCAATATCTTCATCGTCATTATCAATTAAGCCTTCTGTACTATTCTCTAAAGATGACTCACGAATCTCTGAGCGAATCTTAGGGTCTAGTACGTTAGCTGCAATGTTTTCTTTAGTGATAATTCGTACCACAGAACCCATAGGGTCACGGACACAAACATATCGGTCTAACCTAAAGACTCTTAACGAGATACTGTTAGGTGGTAAGTAAAATAAAACATTACCAGCGATAACTAATTGCTTAATGCCTTCAAATAATTGAACACGAATAGAAGATGAATTAACTTCACCTACAACTCGTTTCTCAATAGTTGATAGAGCGTCTTCAGCATCACCTCTAGATTTACCTAGAGCTTCTAACACAGAGTCATCTACAGATAATCTGAAGAATGGTTGTGAAGGAGGGAATAATGCTAAGAGTAACTTAGACGAGATATTGTTTAAGCCTCTTGCTCCTACGCCTTGGTAGGGGGTTTTAAACTTTACTGAACTGCCTTTAGCACTTGGAGGCACTAAGGTAGGGATAGTGTATAAAGCACACTCTCTAGCACGATTTAGATATATGTTACGGTCATTCTCTAGCCGACTGTACTCTCCGGCTATCGTAGTCGAACTACTAGCCATAGGTTTTACTATACGCCTGTAGGAATACCAAGACCGCTATCAACTCTAGTCGTCTTAAGAGCTTCTTTACCTTTTTTAACCGCCATACCAGCTTCCGTACTATCGGTATCAAGTTCCGAACCAGCTTGGAATGTTGGTACTTCTGCTGGAGGTGGTGGAGGTGGGGGTGCATCGGGGATGTCTGCGCCTAGGCACATAGTTAATCGTCCTGTTCTTTGTCTTTAGGTAGGAGTGATACGAGATGATCTATTAGCCTTCGCTGATAAACTTTTCCCCATAACTCCCTGTCTGAAATGTCGTCACTTGGACGAATCGGGGGGTATAGCTTGTCTAACTCTTTAACGAGGTCAACGCTATATGAAGGTAATTTGTGCATTGAATCCTTAGAGGAATCTTTAAGTAATCTAGAGTGGAATCTATTAGATAATCCTTAGCTCCACCCTGTTATTACTATAGGGTCTTGTTAAAACAGTAAGTGATTGAATTGTAAGGAAACACAGGTTAAAACGTAGGTTTAGTGAAACTCAGTAGGTGCTACTACAATGCGCTCACCTAACACTGTGTAGTGCTGGAAAATGAAGCGTGTCTTACGATAACCACTACCTAATTCAACTGTCTCATAAGACACTGCTTTAGGAGGTGACGGGTCATTCCATCTACTAAAGTCATAAGTTGGCGTAAGCTCCCACAAACATACAGAGCGTAACTCGTCCCACTCTTCAGGTGTCAGTAGGAAGTAATCAATTTTCTTACGACTTCGTTCAGCTTCAAGCTTCTTTTCATTAAGCTTATCTAGGATTGTCTTTTTATAAACTACTTTCATTCGTCTCTTTCCTTGGGTGTAATATCCACACCTAAACTCTTAGCCCACCCGAAGGCTGCTGATTGAGTTATCAGTGGATATTTTCTTAATGGGATAGCGAAACCTGACCCCGCAGCTAAATCAGCTTTGGAGATAAGTTTCTTATGGGGATGTTTGATTGACTTGAAGGAAGCTAGTAGCCGTACACAGAGCTGGTCATACTCAGTATCAGGGATTGCACTTATGTCGTGCTGATAGTAAAGGTATGAAGCCATCAGGAAGTAAGCTACAAGCTGTCCTTCCCGAAGGTCTTCAGCTTTAAACACTACTTTTGCTTATTCTTCCAGATACTGTAAGGGGAATTTAAGAGAGTCCATACCATGAAGGCAAGGACTATCCCTACCTGAGCAGCTAAGGTAGTTAGGTAAATTACTATTACACCCACCCATTCAAAGGCTTCCTTAAGATTGTCAAACTGAGTGCGGGTGTTCTTCCAATCACGTTTACTTGGTAAATGTAAGCCTGTTTCTTCCCACATCTGAGAGTAGGCTTCAGCTACTTTATTCCCCACTCGTTCTAATAACTTCTTCATCTTATTTACCTTGAGGTTGTTGAGGAATACATGGGGTGTTCCAACCAGCGGGAATCACTTGTGGACACAAAGGGTACTGAGGAGCTACTTGTGGATGTTCGCTAGGTTGAGCTAAACGATTACCAATGTAAGAACCCGCACCAGTAGCTAATAGAGTTCCGAAGAAGCCCATACCACCGCTAGTTGTATTCTGAGTAATGTTCTGTTGGACTACAGTTGTCTTACGAACTACAGGACGAGGAGCTGTATAACGTGGTGTTGAGTAGCTTCGTGCGGGTGAACTGTAAGAACGACTTGAGGAGAAACTGCGAGAGCCTCCAAAAGAACCACCATAACGACCAGCCTCAGCGATTGTCGAGAGAGTCATTAGGGAGAGCGTTAAAACGGAAAGAATCTTTTTCATTTTTGGGAAGGTTCCATAGGGTTATCGGGGGTAACTTCAGGGGAATCCAAGAGATTGTCTTTGGGTTTCTTCCTGAAGATGTTGTCGTAGTTGTTTGAGTAGAGTTCACTTGTAGGTTTTGTCTTAAGTGAGTCCCCTGTTACATCATTCTTAGCTGTCGCCATTTACCACTAGCTCATTAAGAAAACGAACACAGTCAGCGCATATGTGAATATGTTGACCCCTGTTGCTATAGCTGTACCAAGTAATCATCTTTTCAGTTTTAGGTTTAATGTCCTTAGCGCAAACTCTACAAGTGGCTACTCGGGTAGATAATCGGTATTCAACTGTGTGCTTGCGACTATAGGGGTTTACCGTTTCCATTAGGCTTCTCCATATTCAAATTGAATCAATAGATCAATAGCGTGTTTAGCTTTCAGTAAGTCTTCCTTACCACCTTTACTACGGAAGCGTGTGACGTACTTAATAGCTGTGTGCTGACAAGCATCAAGATTGTTAGCCATTGAATATTCCATTGGTTGAATCTTGAGACTCTTATAGTGACCACCACCTACTTGAGTGTCTAAAGCCGTCTTCGGGGCTTCTGAAGTATCTTGGTGTAACGCTGCGTAAGCTTCAGGTGTTAACTTCTGAGTTCCTATAAGAGTTTCTTTAGGTTCCCAATGAACTAAGGTCTTGAATGATGTGCAATCCCAACATTTAGAAGGCCCTTCATTAAGACCACCTTCAGGTTTATGTAAGCAAGTCTCACAACTTACTAATGATGTATTATTTGTTTCCATTATGCCCTTTTAAATATTTAACAACTGCTTGGAGTTCTTCTAAACTTCCATCTCGTTTTAGAACGTTTGCTCTAGCGGATATAATTTTCACGTTTCCCTTAACGTATCCTAAACTCGGAATAACTTTGTCTAGGCTTGGGGAGTCGTACCACTGGCATGTACCAAAAGGTATCCCTAACACGGGACACTTCTCAGGTAACACTAGATCAGTCTCAGCAATATCAAACGGGTAGCCATTTTTGGAAGCACGGGCTTTAGCTGAGATGTACATACGCTTGATTGGCTTACTGCGGAGATATTCGTTATGGTCTTTATTCACACAGTCTCTACAAGAATGGCGGTGCGCTCCAGCTTTAACAGGAAAACACTTTAATAACTTAGTTTCGCCACACCTTTTACAGAGCCTATGGATTCCAGTAGATGGGCTGTTGAAGCTGGAAGTCATAGTCAGTGTGTCTACAGATACGGGCGACACGCGCTTGTGTTATTGCGTCGTACTCAGTGAGACCTTTAGATTCATACAGAGAAACTATTGCTTTCCATACGTCGTCTGTAGGTTCCTTGTTGTAACGAATCTCTACTTCACCCTTACGTTTTCCACGTTTAAACTCATACTCATAAGGAACCAATAAGTAAGGCTCTTTAAGTAATTCGTCTGCTGTGACCTTACCTACTCCTGGGCAACCTTTGTAACCATCAGTTGTATCTCCCATGAGGGTCTGTAACATATGCCAGTAGTCAGCTACTTCAGGTGTAATGAGGTAAGGTTTCTTATCCTTAGCTGGATTCCATAGCCACCCCGGAATACTTTTTAAGTCCTTATCTTCGCTAATGATAATTTTTTTACCTGAGATTAACTTAGGATGTGTACTTAAAATACCTAAACAATCATCTGCTTCAAGAGTAGGTTTACGGAAGCTTTTGTATTCCTCAGCCATAAACTGTTTGATAGGTTCAAGTAATAAAGGTCTTTCGGTTCCTTTACGGTTTCCTTTATAAGAGGGAAGGACTTTGTTTCGCCAATTACTAACAGGACAGGTAAGACATACTATTAATTCATCTGCTTTTGTCTCTGCCATGTACCAAGTGAAGCGGTCTCTAACTAGCTGTTTAACTTCTTCAAAGTCTGTAGTAGTTACTGACACTACACCGGGTTCCCATTCAAAGGTCTTTTGATTAGTTGAGGCTATTCGGCATGCGTCAATATCCGCATCAATTAGAAGTGTTGTTATGTGAAGCCCCTTTCTTTAATAAGCTCCGGTGAGGCGTAGAGAAGGCTCTCTCTACTGTAAAGCCCCTTCTGAATATTCTTAAATAGAGTGTGTGGTACGGGAGTGCTAAATCGTCCGCCCAAAGAGCAAGCGGTTTAGTAATCCCGTTAAATGTAAGCTCTACGGAATTTGTACGATTACAGGCTTGCTCTCTAGGTGTTGCCCATCTACAGTTATCTTTTAAATACCCCTTGTTGGAATCCATGCGGTCTAAGGTTTTACCTGTAGGTCTTTCCCCCATATCCTCTAAGAAGTTCTCAAAGTCAGTCCATCTATCACAGTAAGTAATACCTCGACCACCATACTCAGCGTAGTAAGTAAAGGAAGGGTTATCACACCTAGTCTTCATGTTTGCCCATGTACGATAAGTTGCTGTCATCGGATGCCTATGTCCATGAGTTTTACTTGACAATAGGCTCTACTTTCTTTTTAGTGTTGGTATCTTTAATGATGTAACCTACAGGTAACTTAGCGATTACTTCTGAGGCTGTCTTGAGGTCTAAGTACATGGTTGACTTAGTGTTTGATATGTCGAGGTAAAGATTCCCGTTACGATCATGAATAGTGAAAGCCATTACCAGTAATTCTCACTAACGGAAGCGTCTACTAAACTCGTCATAGAATTTACTATTAGAGCAATTACTAAGACTACACCTAGAATACAACTTAACATCACCATCGGTATTCTCCTCCAGCCCCTACAAAGTAATCCCCATCTGAATGTAGGCTACCAGTGAGTCCCAAGTGAACCCCTTTGATTTGCACTAAGTCTTCTCTTACGTTTAACCTAAGTACAGGATTAGAACTGTTACGTTTAAACCCGTAGTCAACCGCAGCGTATCCTCGGTGTTCTAAAGCAAACCAAGGGGATGGTAGTTTCGTAGTATAGGTAGTAGTTTCCCCTGTACTAATGTCCAAGACCTGACTAACTTGGGTAGCCCGTTCAGACCCTTTAATAACACTCGAATCCGTGAGTTTGATGTTAGCGTTATGTACTGCTTCCTTTGGTAACGAGAGGCGACTTTTGATTGTGTCTTTATAAACCTTGAGAGTTTTCTTTGGTGTCTCAAGAGTTACCTCCACTTTCTCTTCGTGTTTAACTACAGGATTAACCTGAGCGATTACTGCTTCAGGTGTTGGTGGCTGTGTCTTCTGATTCTTCAGGTAACTCGTAGCTAAATCTAGAGTCAACCCTAGAGCTGCAAGTAGGACAATCCACTTGAGTATCGGAGGTTTCGGTATCCACTCCGATACTTGGGGTAATGATAATTTCATCATCTTGAGATTCCTTAAGTGTGAATAAATGAGAGCATCCTTCAGGTGTAACCCTCCAAATTCCCCCGTAGTTTCCTAGGGGGTCTAAGGTAGTGATTAAGCCTAAAGAAGCTGCGAGTGCAACGAGCCTAGGGTTTTCTCTAAAGAACTGAGATTGAAGGGCTATGCCTCCCTTCCACGCTTTCTCTAGAGCTATGGCTAATGGGTTTCTTTCCATGAGTTTCCTATGACGTACTCGCCCGTAATCGGACAAGCAAAGTTGAAGTGTTCACCAGCTAGTTGTAAGGCTTTAACACAGCACTGACCTACATACTCTGCGTGTTGTGGTAAGACCTCTATCTGGAATTCATCATGAACATTGCAGACGAACTCGTAGTCTTCACCCGGAACTAAAGTTTCCTTTAAGAGACTATCTAGACAAACCAATGCTTGTTTCATGATGATTGCTCCGGCTGATTGGAGTAATGTATTAAGAGCTGCGTGTGAACTTCTAACGTGTAGTTGTCTTCCGTCTAAACCCTTGAGATATCCTACATAACCCTTGTTCTTAGTCGTTACTTTTCTACCGTCAATCCACTTGGTTGTCGAAGGTTCTACCTTAGCTTTAACCCTCTCGACCAACTTAGCCATAGCTGGAATTGCTTCTAAGAATTTTGCCCTAGATTCCTTACCAGCTTTTCTAGCTTTGTCACCTTTAGGATAACCTAAGACAGTCCCTAGTTTCTCGTCTCCAGCTCCATATAAATATGCATCGTTGTGTTCAGGAGAGTTCGTTAAGCTCTCCCCGCCCTTCGGCTGCTATGTATCCCTACATAGACCAGACTATATCTTCATCCTATTTCTAGGAGGTATGCGCTTCGAGCCACTTAGCTCTACTCCTTTTCAGGATAGTCGTTGCACCTTCAAGTATTCCATCGAATTAGCAATAGTCGTTAAGTCGTCTTTAAACAAACCTAATGCCCTATTACAGTTATGACATAGAAGCCCTCGTACAGCCCCTGTTTTATGACAGTGATCCACTACGAGTTTTAATTTATGTCTCTCTTTATCCATTACAAAACCTTCTGTTTTACATATCGCACAGACATTGCTTTGCTCCTCGAGCATCTCAGCGTACCTGTCGTAAGTTATTCCATACTCTCTTATTAAATAAGCAGAGGTAACACCGTAGTCAGCACACTGTTGACTACAGTATTTATGACTAGGAGCTTTAGGAGTGAAGTTTGTACTACACCTTTTACAAGGTTTATCTTTGAAGAATCCTTGTGGATATTTGGAGGGTGAGGCAGTCATGGTTGATTGCGCTCTATTACCATTTCGATACTTTATTTCCATTAATTCCTTTGTTAAGGATGGAATACTTGCTTGGCTCAGTATTGGCTGTTCTAGCTGTTCACTGAGTTCACATACTTTTTTACTGATAGTCTCCTATCAGGGATACCTATAGTTAATATCCATGTTTTTGCGACATCCCTAGATTCAATCCCAAGAGCCTTACGATTAACCGTATGAATCTCAGTGCCATCTTCCTTACGTCCACTAACAACGACTGTAATGTAATCACCACCATCGAAAGCAGCCATGTAACCAGCTAGACATCTCAACTCTAAAGCTGAAGCATCCGCACCGACTAACACATAACCCTTACGAGGTTTAAACAAGGCTCTACATTCAGCTCCCCACGGAGAGTAAATAGCAGGAACTTGAGCTAGGTTAGGATTGGAGTGAGTCATACGACCTGTAACAGCACCGTTAGTTACTACACCACCATGAATAATCCCGTTACGTTGGAGCTTCAGCCACGCTTGTTCACCTTCAGCAATCTGTCCGACTCTCTTATTGAGCATCATGTAGGTAGCTAGAAGTTTTGCTTCAGGATAGGGAAGCTGACTTAATACTAGGTCATCAACTTTAGGTTTACCGTCTGCTGTGAACTCGTCAGGTTTCCACCCTCGCATTACCTTAAGACGACCTGAGATATGATCTCTAGAACCCGGATTAAACTCTGTTAGTTTGAGCTTAGTTACTGGAGCATCTTTAACGTAACCTAGTCGCTTGTTGTCAGCTTTAGGTACGAACTCTTTACCGTCTCTAAGATAGAAAGGTTTGAAAGTTTCTCGTAGGTTTCTCTCGATAACCATACGTTCTTTAGATAACGTAGCGTATAAATCAGCAGCTCCACTAACATCAAAGGCGAAGCCTCTACGTTCTTGTCTAGCTATGATGTTCGCTACTTGATGTTCTAAGCGTAAAGCTTGCTCTGAGTAGTTAATAGATAGGAAGTGTTTATGAACAGCCTCAAGGGTCTCTACGTCACCTACACAGTAGTCTTCCATCTCTTGAGACCACTCTTCAAAACCACCTTCATAACCAATCTTGTGAATCCCTACCCGTTGTCCCCATGCTTCTAAAGAATGTCTACCGATATTCTTAGGGGCTAACTTACCCTTCTGTATTAACTTAGGGTCAGTATCAAACAGGTTAGTGAACATCAATCTAGACATTACCAAGGTGTCAACTAAGCGAGTTTCCTCAATGTCAAACCAAGGGTAGACTTTCTTTAATGCTGGTATGTCAAACTTGATACCGTTGTGAAACACTAAGTCTTCTTTAGTTTCCATCATGTACCGAAGACCACTAGCTACAGTGTCAGCTTTACCGAATGAGAACTGCTGCTGGTTGTTAAAGCGCATGGATTGACCACGAACTTTAAGAACCATACAGTGAACTTGTGTTGTGTTCTCTAGGTATCCATCGGTCTCAATGTCACCATAGATATATTGTTTACTGATACTTTTCTCCCTTACGAGAATATTGTTACGAGGGTACTATCAGATTAAAAAGGACAGTCGTCTTTTTCTGCTGGAGTATTAAACGGATTAGGTTCTAGGAACTGATCGGTCTCTTCGTTGTAGAACACAGGGAACCTACCAGCTCTCCCGTATTCACGGTCTTTGAGTAAAACTATGTGTCCTAGATTTCTCTCTTCTGCTGGTAGCTCAGGGTCTTTGTTACGCTCAATGCCTAACATATAGTTACCGAAGCGCATTAACCCACGACTACCTGTGAATTGACTCTCTAGAACTCTACCGCCCTCTTCATGTGAAGCCCCCTTTGCGGGTGCGTTAAGATGTGAGAAACCATATAAAGTGAAGTCAAGCTCTTGGAGTAAATCTTTAATTTCCTTAGCAATCTTATTTACTTCATCGTTAGCTTCTGAGGATGGAAGATGTGCGACCATGACTGTCAGGTTATCTAAGAAGACATGTTTGACACCTAGAGAAACCACCATGTATCTGATAGCTTTCTTAATGTCGTCCCATTCAGTCCCGCTAGTTGCATGGTTGTATAGAAAGACTTTATCTTTGAGGGTGTCTATAGCTTCTTTGATTTCTTCCTGCGTGTACCCCAAGTCAGGGCGGTGGAAAGCCTTACCTACAAACTTACCAGCGATACCCTTCAAGGTTTTACCTACAGGTTCCTCAAGCATGAAGACACCTACAGTTTGATTATGTACGTTCACTAACCAAGACTGAAGTTCCTTAGCCCAATTAGTTTTACCGATACCTACACCAGCTCCAATGTAGTATGAAGTCTTGCTTTGGATTCCGAAAGTCAACTCAGTGAGAGAATCCCAACACCAAGGGATGCCCATAGTAGGAACTTTAATAGCCTCTTCAAAGGCATCCTCTACACTCAGGACAGCTTCAGGACGATACACCTTAGCATCCCATATAGCCTTAATGATTTCATCACCACGATTAGCCATAAGCATCTCATTGGCATCTTTAAGGGGAAGCCTAGCAATCTTAAGTTTACCCGGAGTGAATAAGTCCACACAGTCTTCGATAGCTAGTTGACCGGGTTCATCATTGTCAAACATTAAGACTACTTCATCGAAGTTCTCAAGCCACTCTAAGTTTGTCTGAAGACTCTTACGTGCTGCTTGCGCTCCATTCGGGATAGACACTACAGCCCACTTATTGTTTTGTACTTGAGATACCGTCAGCGCATCAATCTCACCTTCAGTAATTACTACTCGTAATCCACCGTCTCTCCACAGGTGCATCCCATAGAGACCCATCTTTTTACCTTCACCTACTACAGTAAAGGACTTATCAGCAAAGCGTAACTTCTGAGCTACGATTTGACCATCTTTGATATGACTAGCAATCTGCACAGTCTTACCATTTTTCTTACCTACTTTGTACCCCCACTTAGCACAGGTCTCCTCTGAGATTCCTCGCTTGGGTAATGCTTGTACTTCACCGTCAAGAATTAAATCGCCAGCCATCTTAGGTTTGTTCCTTTGTGTGTTAGTTGAGGGAGCCTCTGAATCGGGGAACTTGTAGTAATCACACCCCATCCCGAAGCAGGACTGATGACCGTTGGTATAAACCGCTAGACAGTCACTGCCTCCACACTTGGGGCAACTGGAATGATGGCTGAATACTTTTGGAGTTAATTTATCCCGCATTGAAGAACTCTCCGTGAAGCTCAGTGGCTTTTTTGCAATAGGCTTGGTGTGCTAACTCTGCTGAGGGAAACGTACCCAAATTGAAATATTTTTTACCACTACCTACTCTTGCACGATACTTATCGTTTACAGAGGTAACACCTTTAAAACCTGTAGAGTTATTTGAACCCTTACCTCTGTTGCAACTGTTTTGAGAACGAGTCGCTAGTCTTAGATTGGTTATTCGATTGTCGTTACGTATACCGTTAATATGGTCTAAGTTATCGGTAGGATAAGTACCATAAACGTACAGCCAAACAAGCTTATGTTCCCTATAGGTTTTCAAATTCAACTGTAGGTTACGATACCCTGACGAATGTAAAGACCCCGCTTGTTGTCCTGTTCTAACGCTATTAGTAACTGAACATCTCCAAGAAAAAACCCCCCTTAAGGGGTCGTAATTTAAAAGTTCTTTTAACCCCTCTTGTGAGATTGTCATTAGGCTAAGATTCCTTGACGTTTAAGTTTCTGATAAGTACCGTAAGATACCGAAGCGTTCCACATAGGTTTAACCTTGGTTGAAGGTTTAACTACAGGTGCGCCTAAGAATTTACGGAAGGCTGCTTGCATGATTGTCTCGAAGACAACTACAGGTTGTTGCTGTTTGTTTTTATTAGTCATTTGCGATTACCTCTAATTCTGAACCCCACACATATACGTGTAAATTTCCGTTATCAAAGTTAACCCATAGGTCATCCCCTTGGCTTCCTTTGTCTGCTCTTACTTTAACTACGGTGCCTTCACAACCAGCGTAGTATTTACCGCCAGTAAGACTAGGAGACACTACGACAACACGATCACCGAGCGTAGGGTGTACATTAAGAGCTTTGATAGGAGCTTCTACTGGCTCGTAAGTAGTAACGGTTGGTGCTTCTGCTACCAAAGAGTAACGAGCGTAGCGTTGTCCAGTAGGGTCAATCTTCAACTCGCGTGTTATGGACAGGTGGGATAACGAGGGGGTAGTCTTAAGAACAATCTTAAGGTCTACGATTCGCCTAGGTAAGGCTCGAATCTTATAGACTAAACCAGCCTCAGCCTGAGAGATACTGCCATGTTGTTGTAAGTGAGCAAGTAAAGTTTTTACTTGTGGTGACATCTTGATGTTATCCATTTTTATCATTTCTCCTAATAAGGAAGTAAAAGAAAAGGGAACCATAAAAGTTCCCTCGAAGGTACTACTTGGTTAAACCAAAAGTCTTTGTAAGTTTTACTGCTAAGTCCAAAGCTGCTTTAGCTTCTTCATCAGCAACTGATTGTTTCTCAGCCTTACTATCAACCTTAGCTAACAAGTCTTCAATCTCACATTCGTACTGTTCGACTTTGTTTAGTTGGTGTTGAGCGACTTTCTTTAAGTCATCTACAGTCTTTTTGAATGTAGCCATCACACCCTCTACTGAACGAGGGAAAAAGTAATTTAAAATTTTAAGCATTAGCGAAGTCCTTAATAGTTTTGGTTGTTTTTTCGTAAGTCTCGTTTAAGTCTTTCAGTAACTCATTACGAGTACACCAGTTAGTACGTACACCTTCAGCGTTAAAGAAGCTAACGTTATCTTTAACAGTAACTACTAAGCGTAGTGGCGAATGTTTTTCGTACTTAAGAGCTACGAACATGAAGCTCTTAATGTCTGACTCTTGGAATTTCTTAGAGTCTTCTTCAGCTTTAACCGCAGCGTCTAACTCAGCCTGAGCTTTAGCTAGGTTTGCCTTAGCGATTTCTACTGGAGAACCCTCAACGATTAACTGGAGATACTTGTAGTATTCGAACATCTCTTTACCGTCTTGGTTACGGAAGTAAGGGCAGAGTGAACCATCATCAATGATTAAAGTAACTACATCACCAACGCGGAAGTCTTCTTCGTGAATCACTTTAAACTTGTCACCTACTTTAAAGCCAAACTTGTTTACAGGTACTGCTTGTGCAACGAAAGGCTCTACGTTTTCAAGGTCAACCCAACACTTCGTTGAGTCACCCTTACGTTCAAAACGTAAGCGGTTCGTGCCGTCATTAGCTAGTAACGTAACGACATCGCCTTGCTCAAAGTCATGTGCAAAACAGCCCACTGAGTTACCTATTACTACATATTTATTACCTACCACTGCTTCTGATTTATTCATAATATTTTTCCTTGTTGTAGCCACCAAGCCCCCACATCGAAACATGGGCAGTCTTTTAGCCACTCTGATTTTTGAATTTTCCCGTCCTTGTTTAGATCGGGAGATAAATCTCTATGCCCCAAGACCTTAGCCGTAGGATGTTCTAGAGATAATTTGAAAAGTAATGCTGATAGTGCAGCGAACTGTTGCTCAGTGAAGTTGTTCTCTGTCTTACCTGTAGTATCGTTAAGTCCACCCACTAGACAAATACCTAGTGAGCCTGTGTTATTACCAGCTACGTGCGCCCCTACTTCAGAGTCTTTACGACCCTTCTGAATAGAGCCATCTCGTAAGATAACGTAGTGATAACCAATCTTTAGGAAGCCCCTCTCCCTGTGCATACGTTCAATAACTGAAGCATCTACAAAGGTCTTAGGGCGGGTGGCTGAACAATGAACTACAAGGTATCTTAGGGGTAAGTGTTTAGCCAACGACACTTTTCTCCTGTAGCCACTCGGTAGGAATCACTTTGTCTGCATAAAGAAAGCCATTCTTTTCACACCACATAGCGTATGTAGTCTTAGAGATTTTACTTAGCTTGCTCTTGGAGTTACTGAAGACAAACCTAATGTCCAACTTAGGGTGTTGCTTTTTAACGAGGAGATGTTTCTGTCGGTCTGCTGTTAAGAATCTACCCTTAGTTTCAATGATGATTCCATTAGGTAGTTCAAAGTCAGGAGTGTACTTACGATTCTTTACAGGCTCGGTGTACTCAATGACTAACTCTTCATACTTATACCCAACCCCTTTCGAGGTCAGGTAGTCAGCGGTTGTTTCTTCTAGACCACTACGATAGCCTTCAGCGATTGCTCGTTGACGTACCGCAGTAGAGAATTGACGACCTTTAGAAGTTGTCGTTGTCATCTTCACCGTCAGAATCTGTGAAGTCACCAGCGTCATCTTCAGGAGCTTCGTAACCTTCTTCAGCACCGAAGCCATAACTAGAAGCTGAACCGCCTGAGCCACCTTCAGATAACTCTAAGATTTGAGCTGCAATTAAATACAACTTAACACCAGCGACACCAGTAGCAGGGATGAAGTAAGGAGCAGCTTCAAAGCTAACCTTACCGATAGTGCCCCCACCTACCATAGTCGGTTTAATAGCCTTACCTTTAGCATCAAACAGGCTAATAGTGCGTGTCCAAGGCTCACCCTTCTGATTCACGCCACTTGCTGCTGTAGCGAACTTAAAGATAATCTCACCAGTAGGTTCTTCAGTATCAGGGTCATACACAGTGTCGAACAAAGGTGTTTCTGTAAGTGACTTAAGTTTCTTACGTGCTTCTACCTTTAATGCTGCGAACTTCTGTTGTCCTTCACGAATTGTTTCATCGTAGATCGGTTGAAGTAATTCAAGTAAGGGAGCTGCGTCTTCTTCAGATAATCGTAAGTTAACCTTAAAGATTCCCTTACTGTTAGCGAAAGCACCTTGACCAAAATCAGGCTTGATTAGGTAAGGGTACATGAAGACACCTTTAGGGGTGGTGTAACGAACTGCTTTAGGTTTTTTAGCTTCAGCCATTTTGTTTAATTCTCCGGTTCATTTCTTTAGTTGATTGGTGGGGTTGATACTTGTTGCTATCTCTAGGACGCACCATGATTGGATGTAGTAAATAATGTTGTGTAACTAAACCGTCATCATGAGTTGTCTTAAAGTCGTCTCTAGTACCTAGGAAGACGTTCTTACCTACTCGTACTGTTTGTTGTGGGGTTGATTTCAATAGAACTGTTTGCATCTTTAGGTTTCTTTCAGTTAGTTAGAGAGGCGTGTGTAGCCTCAAGAGCCACCTGAATAGCGGATAACCAAAGCACTGTCTTAAGTACCCATAGTTCCCACTTAGGGATTGAAACTCGCTGTGTGAGCATTAGGTTTCCTTAAAGTAAAGTTCTTCGAGTGCCTCTACGTCTAACCCTTGTTGAGCTAATCGTGCGTAGAGAGTGGTAGGAATACGGTGTCCTCGTTCCCACATATCTTTTGCTTGGTCTAGTAAGCGTTCTTGTAAGTAAGTCATTAGTCTTTCAACTCCATATTCATGTAGGTTTTAATTGCCCTGGTGTGTTCGCCTTTCCCAACTGAGAGGGAGTCATATAGAACATGAGAGGCTTTATCGAGTACGTCACGGGGTTTCTGCTTGTATCGCTCACAGAACATTAGGAACATCATTGCCATTCCAATTAGCTGCTTACCCGGCGGTTCTCCTTGGAGTCCTTCGAGTATCTTGAAAGCTATTAGCTGTCCTTCAGTTACTGTGGTGTTATTGATTTGGTCTAGCGGGTTCATTGGCTTGGCAAGCAAACTACAAGTGGATAGTCGTAAACTCTCGACTGTTTATTGATATGTTCTACCGCTTTAGTTAAGTGTTCTGCGGAGACTAAACAGGCTTGTTTGGTTTGAAAGTAAGGCAAAGGCACTACTTGGGCTGGCGAGTTTGAAGTGCCGTAGCCAAAGAGAAATAAAAGAGTCCACATAGAGGATTGTCCTTGGTTGAAATAAAAAGAAACCCCAAGGGATTACTCCGATGGGGTCTTAAGGTTTAGAACTTTGGAGGTTCTTATTGCTATAGGGTCTTGTTAAAGATGTAAGTTATTGATTTAGTGCGTTTTCTACCTGTTTAAAGGCTTTATTCCAAAGCGTGCTATCACCCTCTTTTAGCACTGACAGTAGACGTAGCTTCTCCTGTAGGTACACCTTGGCAAACTCAGGGTCATGCTCAACGATTGACTTAGTGTTATCTATAAGGTCTGCTAACTTAATCGTCTTGGCTTCAGGGGAAGCTTTGGATGTATGCTCAAGGTCTATCTGCTTCCGTTGCGCTCTATTACCATCTTCAGGCTTACTAACATCTGTGAGCATTTCAACTAGGCTTGCTACCTCATCACCAAATAACTCAGTAATGTCTTCCAGTGTTGCTTTAGTATCTTCAACTGTGTCATGTAGCCATGCTGCTACTAACTGATTTTTAGTATGAGGTACACTTGCCACTAGCTCTGCTACCGCTGCTGGATGAACTATGTAATCCTCCCCTGTATATTTCCTTATCTGCCCTTGCGCCTTGTGGTGGACTGTAGCGAATTGTTTAGCCAACTTTAGTTTGTTCATACTTTTTCCTTATTAAGTGATAGTTGCTTCGAGGGTACTATTTAGGCGAAGAAATACTCGCTGTCTAATACTACGTTTAAATCCAATGTGCCATATTTAGGTAGAGGAGGCATCTTAGCGACTAACTTCTCAGCCCCTGAAGATTTCAACTGACTGACTATCTCGTCCCTGAACTTAGCTAACACATCTCCTGAGTATTGTTCTACAAAAGCTACTCTAAGATTATTCGCTAGGGTTCCAGTGTCACACGCATGAACTCCATAGCTATCATGAATCATAGCGTAGTCTTTAATACCACCAGCCTTACATAGACTAATAGTAGACATCATGTGAGCAGCATCACAGCTATGCACGAAGTTAGGGCTGATACCAGCAGATTGCTTACGTGAGTTAAGTTCACCTCCCTGTCTCTGAAAGTGAATCTTAGTCTCTTCACCACCGATATAAACCTTGAGAATCTCTGATAGATTAGTCGTGTAGAACTGACGTACAGGTAAACCTACAGGTGTTGTCCACACTACAGGTAAACCATTCTGAGACACAACCTTAGCGACATCTTGCAGCCACTTCATAGCTTCTTCAGCAGCAACTACCACCGTACTGATAGCACGTAGGTTATTGTCAGCTAAATAATAAGCAACCCTAGCAATGTCAGTGTCTTCCTTTAGAAACTTAAGACTGTCCTCTTCAAGCATAGCGTCAAGCTCTTGTATTAACTGGTCACGCATACCGAAAGCAGTAACAGAGTAAGGTCTAGTCATGGTGTTACGCTTAGTTAACTTACGACCAATCGGTTTGTTAACCCAAGTATCACCATCACGATACAGCGCTGTCTTCCATGCTAAGGCTTCTACGTTTCCATCTTGAGAATCCTCATTGATAAACCCTTGGACGACATTAGCTACTTCCTGATAGATGTCTGAAGGTTTCTCTGAGGGTACTAAATTGGTAGCCCTACCCCCGCGCTCGTCACGTAACATAGCTGAGAAGTTCTGAAGACCATTACATGACCCATCAAGTGCGATAGCAATACGGGACTCATAACTCTCACCTTGCATGGTGTAACCTAACCACTCGAAGCAAGCTGCTAAGAATTGGAAAGGTTTATCTGCTTGTAACCAAAAGCGTTCGCCATCAATAGGTTTAAGAGCTGAATCTAAGATAGCCTGAGTGTTCTCTTCAGCCCACACGATACGACTATCGAAGTCAACCTTGTCGTAGCCAAAGGTGTTCGCTAGGTGAATGGCTAACCATGCAGCACCTTCAGTACCTAGAGGTTTCCCTACAGAGAACTGTAAGAGTGCTTTACCTGAATCATCTGATTGAGGGTTAACGAAGCCGGGTACAGCATAGACACGTCCACGCCAATCCAACACATGAGGAAAGTAGATAGCCTCTTCATCAAGGAACTTCTCAGCAACCCATAACTTCTGTGTCAGTGCGATCACTTTAGAACGACTCTTAAAGTTATCGTTATAAACACTAGCAGCTTTACCTTTCCATTCCTTCAATGCGATAGGATTAGTATCAATATCAATAGGTCTGTCAGGCATTGGCTTACCATCCTTGAAAGGCATCTTAGCGATTCCACCGCCAGTAGTCTCCCATAGTTCCTTCATGACACCGTAGACCGACTTGTTGATTGACCAAGGGGTTTCTTGAAGTGCGTTGACACTCTCATATACCTTTGGCATTTCAACGTGTTCTAGCTCTTGCAAATAGGCTTTATTACGGGTCTTCATAATCTTAAGAGGTGTCTGTAGATAGCCTCCGTCACTTGGAGTCGTCCAAGGGTTAGGCTTAGTGACCATCGGTAAGAATACTGGAGATAGCACAGAGCAAGCTTGATTCTGTACTGCTAACCATACTTGTAGTGAAGGGGTAGACTCAACATAGATAACTGTCTTGTTTTTACCTTCAGTATGGGTAGCTAACTTACATAGGTTTAACTCAGCGATTAACTCAATGAGCTTAACACCAATCTTAAGTTGTATTTCTTTAGGTAGTATTTCATTCTCAATACCAGCTAACTTAGTCTTAGCTCCTAGCAACACTTTAGATTTATGCTGATTGTTAGCTGCAGTTCTCTTAAGGTTTCTTAAGATTGCATCCATTAACTTAGGAGCTTCTTTACGGAAGGCTCTCATGTTCAAATCTTCTAATAACAGTGTCGAGATAGCCCCTGCCATAGAAACCATACGTTCTCTACTAGAGATACCATTGATAACCCTACGCAATGAAATGTATGCAACCTCCTTAAGACCAATCATCTCTAGGTATCTTGCAGTTGTCCCTAGTCGTCTAGCCTGACCTGTGCGGGTGGACTCACAGAACTCTTCTAGTTTAGCTACTAACGGAGCTAGAGAGTTCTCAATGATAGCCATACCTACTCTATTGTTAGCCTGACCTTGGGACTCTAGGTTCTTAAAGTAACTAGAGACTCCCATACTGCCCATTTCAATCTCTAGTTCTACTTGTTTCTCTACTTGCGTTTTGTTTAGGTTACTCATAGTGTTCTCCTAATGGTTAATGTATCTGTATAGTTACTATTTAGTTATAGCAACTCCTAAGAATCCTCGGAAAGACTCTTAGGAGTAACTACTGGTAACTACTAGCTGACTACTGTACGTTCCACTGATTATCTTAAGTATTATCTTAAGGGGAATCTTTCGGCTATAGGGTCTTGTTGCATCTGTAAGTCATTGATTTAATCAGTTAAGTGATTGTTTCTTAAAGGAAACTATCTAATTAAATAAAGACAAACTAAGGTCTAACTATTGTGTAAGTGATTGATTAAACGGGTGGGAAACGAGATTTTAAGTCTCTTGTGTCTACCAATTTCACCACCCGGGCTTAAGATAACTGCTTGTTTTTATTACATTCGCAGTAAAACTACTGGGGTACTACTGTTACCACTTTGACTGTCGGTAGACAAACTATAGTCAAACTGTTTTTTACCATTTAGTGCTGATACTACGTCACTTAGATGACCTTCAGACAACTGAGCGTACTTCAAAGTTGTTGTATAACTCTTATGTCCCAACCATGCTTGCACACGTTTTAAATCCATACCGCTTTGTACCAACCTACTAGCACAAGTATGCCGTAAACAATGAATAACAAAAGCGTCATCATTCTCCATACCCATGTAAACTCTAAACCTATCCCACTGGTCTTCTAGAGTATGAATACTATGAGGGAATGGTACAGGAAGACCCTTGCGAGCCTCTAGGACACGTTTCATTGTATTAGTCATAGGTTTGTGTAGCGTCTCTCCTGATTTAGTGTCTGTTAACTTAACAACACTATTCTTGAAGTCTACATCAAACCACGTTAACTTTAATACTTCACTCAATCGGCAAGCACTTGACAAAAGAAACTCATATAAGCCAGCTTGTTCCGGACAGTGTTTACCGAAAAACAGCATCATACTGACCTCTTCTTCACTCGTCAATACCCTATGACGACTTGGAGGTTCTTTTAGTGCTTTAATCTTAGGTGAGTGAGTTAATTTACCCCATTCCACACATAGATTAAGTAATGTTCTAACTACAGCCATCTTTCGGTTGATCGTTGCGGGTGAATTACCTAGGTTACTCAAGGCAATCGTTAAGTCTCTTATGGTCTCTGCGGTTACACTGGAGACATCTTTAGAGCTATCTAACAATGGCTTACTGTTATCTATGGAGTCAGTTAAGAGTCTCCAGTTTTGCACCACTTTAAACTCAGCCTTACTGCCCTTCCAATGAGACTTAATAGCAGCTTCAAAAGCATCCTTAAGGCTATAAGATTTCTTAGTGATACCCCAAGCCCCCTTTAGCATCTCAGCTTCAGTGAGGGCGTGAAGTTTCTGCGCCAGGGATTTATCCTTTGTTCTAGTTGATTTTCTACAGCGTTCACCATTCACGGTTAAATCTATCTGCCATACTCCAAAATCATTTTGAACTAACATACTAGCTCCTTTCTGATTTACTAGGGATGTAATCTAAAAGCTCCTTAGCAACCTCAAGACCCTTAGCGGTTAACTCTACGACCATCCTACGTCTATCTGAGTAGTCCACCACAGCCTTGAGAAGCTCTAAGCCTCCATCCCCTCTAACCCCATTCTCTAACTTGTAGAAGTTTCTACTTAACGCTGACTTTGACAAACCTAAGTCTCTATTGATTTCTGTAAGGTCTACAGGCTCACTCTTAGAGGCAACGGTTAAGAAAAAGCGGATAGTCTGAGCTTCTACAGTTTCATGAAAGTGTTTCTGTATGATTCCCTGCCAGTTACACAGCGTTCCTGCGATACTTCGTTGCTTTGCTGATAATTGCACGATATTTGAACCACTCGATTTCATACTCATTCTCCGACTCCTTGTAGAATCTAGGGAACCATGTAAAGCACGACTTGAATCTCATGGTTTCCACTAAGATTTCATACGGTTTAACTACGAAATAACCTACTTGTTGCATTTTTCTTATTCTCCGACTAGCTAGTGTTGTAGTGTCAACTATTGTGTTAGCTAGATACACTCTATGTTAACCACTAGATTGATTAAGGTCAATCCTTTAAGAGACTGTCACTCCCTTAAAAGTAAACCCTACGAGGAGAAGTGTTTTTATAATCTACAGGTTTCCTATGTAAAGTCTAGGTTTTATTTCACGCTCTTTATACTTGAGGTAAAGCCACATGATGAAGTCAGCGATACCGAAGATAGCTAAGAAACTAAAGAGAAAAGCGGTCAATATAATAGGGTTTTCCATTAGTTAATCTCCAGTTTAATAGTGTCGTCTATAGGGTAAATCCTAGGAAACTCAAGACCGTCTAAAGTCTCTTCTAGTATCTCTACGTGAAACCAAAAGGGGTTATGGTTAATCTCCTTGGCTCCTAGGATTGCCTTGCGGATTTCTTTGTGTTGCTGTGGTAAATTCATGTTTAAAGCCCCTTACATATCTCTAGTTGACCGCTTTGGTTTTCATAGCCAAAACTGTTAAGGTTATCTCGCACCGCTTCAACAAGTCCTTCCTCCGAACAGTTAGTCCAAAGGTTCGCTCCCTCTTTATCGTTAGCTAGTAACCAATCACGCGCTAAGTCAGGCGTTAATTTAGATAGTGGTAAATTCATAATTAAGGTTTCTTTCTATGTACTGGTGACAATCTAAAGTTAAGCTGCGGATAATCTCGTTGGCATCTCTCTAATTCACTAGCTAACAAAGCATTGGTTGAGTAGATCCCAAAGCGCAAGCCCTCTGGGGAATCTTTCACGTATTGCCACGCTCCCGCTGGTGTTTGGACTTCAATTAAACGTGAGCACATAGCTATACACCCCTTCTTAAGTTAGCTTTAAGAGTCTCCACAGACACACCAATCGAGCCATTATTATATTTAGCGTAAGTCCCTACATATACTTGAATAGTCATTTTGATTACTCCTAATTTAATTATTTATTGTTTACTGCTTGTTAACTCTGAAAATGTAACCTTAAGAAACCTATAGAAACTTAAGACCCTTATGGTTACATTCTCTATAAAGGTACTATTTAGACGTAAGAAGTCTCAAGGCTGTCTCTAGAGAGACCCCACGATTCTTAAGTGCTAATGCTGCGTAGTAAGTCGGTGTGTGTTTCATTTGTTTAACTCCCTTTAGTTAATGTGAAGCCAGTATAAAATATAAAGTTTCTTCGTGTCAACTATTTTCTTTAAGACACTATTAAATAAATTTAAGACTATATAAGAAGCTGCTAGATGTCTATAGATAGTCTAAAGGGAATCTAAAGGAAACTGAGCGAGGTCTAAAGGAGGAACTTTGAGTTATGATAAGTTTTACTTATGGAATCTGTAGGTATCTTAAGATTTACTTATAGAAAAAAATAGTGCAATAAGCACATAAGGATTAAACCTTACACACTTACTACACTATACCGACCTGTATACAAAAAAGGGGAACCACTACAAATAAATGTAATGATTCCCCTAGGGATTTACTGCTAGTTACTACCTATAGAGATATATTATCTCTTTGATACCTTTACAAATCAATGAGTTACCTATTAGTTTGTCTACAGTCTGACTATATACATACTAAGTAAGGTTTGAAAACTCACATACATTGTAAAGAATCGCATTGATTAACCTGAGAGAATTAGCCTAAAGTGACCCCACAGGGGGGAAGGGTCAACGTGGAGCGTAGGGTTACTCACTCATATTTTTGTTATAAAATTATTTCACAGAACCCTAAGAGGAATCTCTAAGATACCTTTAGTCTCTATTGATTATCACACCATTATTATTGATCTGATTACCACTTCTATACGCCCCTGAAGAGCTATAGCTCGTAGCACTCGCTGAAGTACCCTTAGAGGCACTATCAGACTCTCTTGAAGGGTATCTATCAGAGTTACTATTGTAACGGTCTGAAGACTCTCTAGAGCTTCCTGAGAGTGTGTAAGATTTAGGCTCATTGCGGGTGTTGCTATAGCTATTAGTGTCCTTACGGGAATCATCCCATGCTAATGCTAGAGTTGATGTAAGGAGTGCTAATAGGGTTATAGATACTTTAATCATGTTAGGTATATTTATTCTTATTAGAGGGAATGTAACCATACCATAATTCTTAAATAAACATACCTACCTAGACTACTTAATCAGTAAGATTGAATCTTATAGGGAATCTATAAGAGGAATCTTTTAGTTTTATCTTAGGTTATTCCTATAGGGTCTTTATGACCTTGTAAGTCATTGATTTAAAGTAGTAGTGCATTGATATGTAAGGAAAAAAAATAAGGTCTCCAAAGAGTCCGTAAGAACCCTCTAGAAACCTTAAGTTTAAACCCATGTATCTTGTTCTACATTACCGCCAGCAAGCTCCATAAAAGCATTGAGTTGAATCCTACGGAGTTCCTCAAGATGTTCTTCATGAACACTATCCTGATTCTTCCTAAGAGATTCTTGCCAATACGCGATAGCTCCCGCTAAGGCATCTAACCTATCGTCATGTACTAATGCTCCCCTATCTCTAGTAATACGGGATAGTTGGTAGAATAGTGAGTAACGAGGGTCTTCAGTCTTTAGATCATCTTCAATAACCTTACGGTCTACTACAAGTCTATGTTGAGATAACACAGGTTCTAGTATGTCAATGATACGTTTTTCTTTCTGAGTATTGCTACGAGTCTTCTCAGGGTTGATAGTCACTGGATAAATAGTAACCATGACAGCTTCTAGTAAGGTCTTAAACATACCGTCACCAAAGTTGTCTTCAATGTCTATGAAGTTAACCTTATGAGTCTTCGCTAGGTTCGCTAGAGCCTTAAGGGTTGTCTCAGAGTAGCCTTCTTTAAAACCACCTGCTGCTACAAGATAGAGCATACCATTTAGATGTTTAACAATAGCATAGCCTGTTTCATCTTTACCTCTACCTGACGGGTCAATGAACATCATAGAACCACTGTACTCTACCCACTCAGGGGAAGCCCACATAGGCTTGTACCATTTATCACCTGAGAGACCTACAGATTCTAAAGCTAATAGTTGGTCTTTGCCTGAAGCCCATGAAACTTTTACAGGAGCTACTTCTTTGTGTAAGTCCATTACTAAGAAGTCAGAGAGTTTCAAAGGAAATTTATCTACGTCACTAAGAGTAGTATCTAACATGAACTGTAGAGCGAAACCAGCCTTACCATAAGAAGCTTCACGTTCCACTAAGTCTAGGTCAGTGAAGCGTGCAGGGTCTGTAGGTTCACCCCGGCCACCACAACCAGTAATTAGGTTAGGGGTAGCTGCGATAGCTTTATTCATGAAGTCTGCAAGACAACCATTGTATCTCTCAGGATTCTTAGGGTATCTAGCAGCCCAAATACGAAGTTGATAGCCGCGCTCAGGGAGGGCTTTATAGACTGACATCTCAGATTGAGGTGTCCCTAAGTAAGTGATTTCACCACCGGGAGATATAATAGAATCGAACTCTTTAATGATGTTTAAAAGAGTGTCTCTAGCTGTCTGTGTTACCGAGTTATTAAGTGACTCAATATCGTCAGCAATGATACGACTAGCGCGAGAACCCGTAAGTTGACCAGTGATACCTACTGATTTAACTGAGGGTGCGTGTGCTGGACGGGCTGGAGCAACATCAAAAGCAATATTAGAGTCGCGCTGCCCTTCTTTAGCTTTGAGGTGAGAGAGGAACGGCACATCGTTAATAAGACGCTTAGTAAAGATACTGAAGTCATCTGAACGAGTTTTACTAGCGGAAACCACTAGAATCTTTTCATCAGGATTGTTTAGTAGCAACCAGCAACAATAAGCTGAGGTAATCCACGACTTACCGATTCCTCGGAAGGCTTGAATCATCCTACGTTTAGGAGCGTGTTGTAAGTAATGTGCAATGTCATACTGCACTGGTGTAGGGTCAGGAAGGGCTAAGTGCTTCCAAATAACATATAGGAACTTACGAAAGTCCAATTTAACTTCTCTGAGTTGAGCTTCAGAGAGATGGGATGTTGACAGAGGGACTCCTTTGAATAGAGAAGGCTAGTTACTTTGAAGAGATAGTAATCTCTAGGGAACCTCTAGAACGCACGAAAGGTAGCCACCTGATACAAACATATAGGTAGAGAATCTTAACGAGTTCTAGAGGGTACTACAGAGCGCTGGAGGTTATAGTTTATTAAGAGCTGCTGCTACATCTAGTGGTTCGTATAAGTCATTACCGATACGAATAGAAGAGTTACCATTTACAGCTTTTAAATCGTGAGTCCCACTAGGGGCTGCTGCACGTTCTGTAGGTAATTTAATACTACCTGATACTGATACAACACGCTTACCATTCAGTGTTGAGTACGTTAATACTGGAGCTGCCATATTGTTTCCTTGTTAATGATGAAAGGCTGCTTCACCCTGAAAGTCAGGAAGACCACTTACGACATCTTCAATTTCTTTAGGGGCTGAAGGGTTGTCAATCTTATTGTCCTTGAGGAACTGTCGAATGACGTTTAGGTGGGCTGAAGAAGGTGGAACTAACCAAGGCTGTCCGTCAGGTTTAAGTACAGGGTTTCCGTCAGAGTCCATCAAGGGAACTCCTTGGAGAACTAACTTACACCATGTAGCCATTCCACCGTGAATCTCGCCTAATTCTATTTCTGTTGCTTTACTCATATTGTTAAATGTTTAGTCCTGCATCAAGTTTACCGAAGGGATTATTAGTGGAGGAGGCTGGAGCTGCCATACCCGTACCTACGTTTTTGCTCTGTCTGGTCTTAATAGTGGAATTAGAGGATGTCTCCGGAGACGTTCTAATTGACAGTCCTAAAGAGTCTTTCTCTAGACGTGGGTTCCTGTAAACAGCTCGATTATAGGCTTCCCACCCATCCGGGTTTATTTTCATTGAGGTGTACTTAGAGTCATCCTGAGTGTAGTCTTCCCGTTTAAGCGTAGGGTGGGCTTTCACAGTGGTATCATAATTAAAAATACCTGTAGACTTCCCGCTATAAGCATCAATGACTAAAGGGGATATTATTTTGAGAGCGTTTGTAAATAATCCCATTAGTTACCTCCAAAAAGCTTATTAACCATTCTCTCCAAGAAACTTGTACCTAAACTAGCTGACGTAGCTGCAATACCTAACTGTGCTGCGAAAGGTAACTCAGGCATGAAGCTTAATACTGCTGCCGCTGCCATGCCTAACCCGCCACTTACGATAGCCCTTCCGAATACGATACGTTTAGTGATAGTTTCTTTGGAGACTAAAAGCTGTCCTAAACCAATACCAGCCCCTAAGAAGGCAAGCCATAAGACTCCCTTAGTTGCTTCATCTTGAATCATTTTGTTCCTATTTTAAAGTTGAGTCAGAACCCTCGTCAGGTTCTATAGATTTATTACAATGATCCTTATCGAACCAGTTAATTGCAGTAACTTGCTCAGGCGTTGTCGCTACTGCTAATTGCGCTTTCAACCTTTCACTTTTGGCAAAGTTGGCCTGACCTTGCGCGATCATGCTGTCGTAAAAAGCGTTCCAGTCAGCAACGTTTTGAATAGGCACAATGCTATTATCAACAGCTTTCCAGCCGCCAATCCAATCAACCGGAAGTGATCCGCGAGTGCCTACACGCCCATTGATACCATCAATATCACTGCGGCTTAATGGGTCGCACGCGAATAGTTTTCCGCCATGT